CTGGTATTCAACCTTCTGGTTGGTATTGCACTAGTTCAACTAACTCCAGGATGCGGCTCATGGCGCGCATGGCTGCATTGCTGGAGGTACGTGGTGCTGGTGTGTCCGACGAGGAGTTGACGGCGTTGGTTTCTATGGGTGACGATGCTGTAGAGAGGTCTCTGGATGGGGAGACTATACAGTATTATGAGAAATTGGGCCACAGAGTTAAGGATGTGTCTTTGGCTAACTCTGTGGAAGAGGTGGAGTTTTGTTCGCATCACTGGCTCCCCAACGGCTTGGCTTTTCCCGTTACGGTGTGGAAAACACTGTTCCGATTTTTCTCCCATCCACCGGACTCTACCAATTACCTCGATTGGTATGCTCAGCTGCGCAATGATTTGCGCAATTATCCAGAGTCTGACAGCATTTTCGAGGTAGCGCGGGCCCATGCTGAGTGGGCAAAATCAAATGGCACGCAGGAAGAACAACAACCGCGGTCGTCGCCCTCGGCAGAGGGCGCGTGCCAGCAATACTAGTGGTGACGCCTTGTTGAGCTCCTCCGGCGAGCTCCGGACTTTCCATGTCTCTGGAGGAGCTGTCACTGGGGTGAAGAAACTCGAGGTGAAGGCGAGTGTGTTTCCCCAGTTGAAGGCTGAGCTGTCTGGTGTTGCGGAGTGGAAGTTGGTCAATGCTACGTTTACGTGGGAGCCGATGGTGACTCCTGCCTCAGATTCTGGGATGGTTGGTCTTGTTGCATTGGGTTCTTCAATGCTACTCGAGAACCTCCCGACCGATGTGGATTCTCTCTTGAGGGCGGGGATGGCGCTGAAGCCTGCGAGCACTCGCAGGTCTGTCCAGTGTTCATCCTCGTCCTTGGACCACTTTCAGCTGCCGTCTACTGGCATGGGCGGCTTGTATGTTCATGCTACGAAGACTGGTACTGCTGAGTTGGGGAGAGTTTCTGGGGTTCTTACCATCCGCGTGCGTGGTGTTGGGGCTGCTTAGGACAGCCCAACTCCTTCTCCTAGTTCTCCGCCGCCCCTTGTCCTCAAGGAGGCAAAGTATCTTCCTCAGTGGAAGACCGTCGTGTTGCAGAGTGCTGGAGGGGTCCAGGTTTCTGGACCGGTTCCGTCAATGCCTGGTCCATCCTTCGGGGTGGGCTGGGCGTTGAAGTCTCTCGGGGGTGTTGGCACGCGGAATCCGGATCATGTTAGGTGGGCTCTTCGTCTTGGACAGGCCGCCGCTGGTCCGGTTTATCCACCGTGCACACACCCCGAGCCGTCCAACATGCTGTTCTTGCCGAAGGTGTCTTCCGGTGACGATATGTTTTGCGTTTTGAAGGATGAGCAGGGTAAGTGGTGGATTATTAGGTGTTAGGAGGGGCCGGCTCTTCTCTAGACCACTGCATGTCTT